GCCAACATTGACGCCACAATCGCAAGGCATCCTGACGCATTGACCAGTGAACAGAGCTGGAAAGACACAGAAGCAGAGGCTTTTGGCGGCGATTACTTACCGGCGCCGCCGTCTCAAGCGGTTAAATACAATAACGACCCCGCTCTTCTTGCAGCCAAGCTAGATAAGTTGACGCCAGAGCTGAAAGCCAGTGTTGACGAGGGTTTTGGTTATGTGAACCAGATAAGAAACATGTACAACTCCCAGATGGCTACTCCTGAAATGACTGGCAGGTTGTTTATGTGGGGAATTTTATCTAGGGGTGCCGGCCCGGTTCAGCAGGAGGCCGCGTTTATTGATCTGTTGGACAAGGCCCAGCCATTTATAGCCAAGTCGGCCAGAGGGGACTTTACTGAAAGCGACCTTTCTGCGTGGAAAGAAATGGTTAAAGTAAGTCTTCCAAAAGGCTCTCCGTCTAATCAAGTTACAATGAACGCCAATTCTGCAGGCAAGCTGCTTTATGCGCTTTCACAAACAGCAGAAGGCACTAACGCCCCGGCACTTAGGCTCCTCCACAACTCCTTGGCTAACCCTAAGGTTTCTGGTCCAGAGTTTAGGCGTCAGTTTTTCCGGCTTACAAATAAGCCCGGCATAGACAATAAGGTTGTTTCGTTCATAGGTTTAGTGGGTGGCAAGGATGACATGCTGGTTATGGACCGAATACAGTCTCGCCATTTGTGGGATGACGGTCGATATGAAGGCAAGAACATTTATGACGGTATAAACAAAAGCGGCTTGAGCAAGATACTGGTAGGACCGCGTGGCTTGATGCTGACAGAAATGCTAGAAAACGGCATGGGAGACGCAGTGTCTCAGGCATACAAGATGATAGGTCGTCCACAAGACGGTTCTATTGGCAGGATGCACTGGGAAACATGGTTGATTGAAGGAAACCAAGGGGTTTCACACAGCACCCTCCAAGCAGTTAGAAGCGGAACACCTATTGGTGGAGGCGTGACAGAAGGCAAGCCGGGCACTTTTTCCTCTGGAATGACATACCGCCAAGCTTTGGAAGGACCCATAGTTGAATACCCGTTGTCTGACGGTAGTATTGTCCGGATGACGCCTGAACGGCAGAAGGAGTTTGAGGCATTTGTAAAGAAGCCATCAAACGGTATAATACCTACAGGGTTTAAGGTTACCGAGTCTATCACTGGTCCTTGGTACACTAGGCCCGAAGTAGACAGGAGAAAATTAGATGAAGCAGCGAAACAATTCGAGAACGCCAACCCCGACGGAAGCCTTAGATCAGGCGATGTCAGGGATATTCAAGGTCGGGGCGCCCTTTCTGAACGAAGGGGAGACTTCCTCACAGCCTTCCGTAGAGACGCAGCCAACGTCGCAAGATCGACCCGAGGAGTTTCGGGAGGGCCTGATGGACGAAATCTTAGCCAAGAGGCCGGGCCTTACACGAGAGGAACTGTCGGAACAGATGGACGCGATGGGCTTCTAACTTTTAGCCCTGACCAGAATGCTCTGACACAGTACCAAAGCGCGTCTCTTTCTCTACCTGTAATTAGGCAGGTGGATTCAGCCGCGAATGCTGCAGCATATAACGCAGACATGACTCAGGCGATGGCATCCAATTCAATGGCTGCTCAGGTTGATATCAAGTCTCCAGAAGAGCTGGCAGACGCTCGATTGTTCCGTACAGAATCAGGCAGCGGGTTTGCCATCAAGCCAGACGGCGACATCGTGGCTGTATTTGCTTCTGCTAACGAGCCTCGTCGCGGTAGTTATGCCATGCTCCAAGCAGCAGTTCAGGCCGGCGGCAAGAAGCTGGACGCCTTTGACACCTATTTACCTGATATATACGAACGTGTGGGTTTTAGGCCCGTGGCTCGTTTGCCATGGAACGATGAGTTTGCGCCGGATAATTGGGACAAAAACACATTTAAAAAGCACAACAACGGCGAACCCGATATAGTTTTCTTTGTTCACGACCCTGACTACTTTGGGGGAGCCAAAGACGTTCCTGTTGTTAAAGAGTATGCAGACGCCGTCGCGCTTCAAGATAAAGCGATAGAACAGACTCAAGTCTCTTCAATTTTAGAAGACCAACGCAAAGCATGGCGTGAAGCCAACAAAGGAGACTTTAGGCAGGCACAAACGCCTGAGCTTGAGGAGGCTGCTCGAGACCTGCAAGCCAACAAGATATCTATTGAGGACTACGCTCAAAAAGTAAAAGAGCTACGTCCTATTGAGCTAATAACCGAAGTCCCTAAGATTTCTTCTTTTGAAGAGATTGCTTATGCGCTTGATCAAAATAAAGTTGATAAGGGCTTGATAGGACTAAACAAAGAAATCGCTGATGGCACTATGGTTGGTTCTCGGCTAGACATCCCGGCATACAATCAGTTTGATACGTGGGTTGTTTCTCTGCACGAAGGCGCGGGAGTCAGCGGTCCATCAATAGGCTATGGAAAAGTAGCTGTTCTGGACGATGTTAAATTCAACAGTAATCCTGACTCGGCTCTTAAAGTGGCATCAGGTAAGTCAGACAAGGCCCCATTTGCCAGAATGAACGGCAAGTGGCGTAATATGGAAGTCGAAGAAGTCCAAGCTTTGGCCGAAAAGTATCTGAACGATCCTGAGTGGACTCAGGTTGGAATGAATCCTTACCGACACTCTTTCTTCTATGATAAAAACACAGGAATGCCTGTGGCGTCTGCCGATCAGGTGATACAGATCGGCCCATTGGTTCTGGCTAAGAACACTACGACAAGACCACTGAGAAGCCCTGAGCATATGTTGAAGAAGAGTGATCCAGACAATCCGCAGTATTTTAATCGTGGCGGCGACGTAGACCGCAAAGACGACAACAGGACATATATCTAGGACAAGACCATGCCAATAGATAAAGTAGTGAACCTTGCTCCAAATACGACGGTCTCTGTCGTAGATGATATGGAAGATATGCCAGAAATTGAGGTAGTGCTTCCTGACGACGGTGAGTTTGAAATAGAGCTGGTCCCAGAAAAAGACCCTGACTTCTATGACAACCTTGCCGAAGACATGGACGACGGCGACCTAGCTCAGATTTCGTTGGATTTATTGGCGTTTTTCGAGGCAGATAAGAGTTCTAGGGGTGACTGGGAGCAGATGTATGCCAAGGGCCTTGATCTATTGGGCCTGAAGTTTGAAGAACGCAGCAGGCCATTCCGTGGTGCAGCGGGTGCTGTTCACCCAATGCTCACCGAATCCATTGTCCAGTTCCAAGCGCAGGCGTTTAAAGAGCTGATGCCGGCGGGTGGTCCTGTCAGAACTCAGACAATGGGCAAGGAGACGTTGGATAAGGTCCAGCAGGCGTCTCGTGTGCAGGATTTTATGAACTACCAGATCACAACGGTGATGAAAGAGTACACGCCGGAGTTCGATCAGCTGCTGTTTTACACAGGATACGGCGGTTCTGCTTTCAAAAAAGTCTATTATGACTACCCGCTGGGCCGCATGGTCAGCCGAGTGGTGCTTCCTGACGACCTTTATATCCCCTATAACGGTTCCAGTGTCATGTCTGAGTGCCGTCGTATCACTCACCGCATCACAATGGACTCAAATGAGTTCAAAAAGCGCGTTGTAGCGGGCGAATATCGGGACATTGAGGTCGATCCAGACGGTGCAGGCCAAAATATTGACCAGATTGGCGCTGCTGTGGACCGTTTGGTGGGTGTAGAGGCTACCGGAGAGCCTGAAGAGCTGTTTTTGTTGGAGTTTCAGGTCGATTTAGACATTCCGGGCTATGAAGATGTGGACGAAAAGGGCAATCCGACCGGAATCAGGCTGCCTTACGTCGTTACATTGGACGAAAACACCGGCCAAGTGCTGAAAATCTGCAGAAACTGGAACGAAGGCGACGAATACAAGTGCCGCAAAGAGTATTTTGTCCATTATGTGCTGGTAGAAGGCCCCGGAGCCTACGGTTTAGGCTTTGTACACTTGATTGGCGGCCTTTCTAAGACCGCCACAGCCGCTCTCAGGCAGCTTTTGGACGCAGGTACGCTATCTAACCTTCCTGCTGGCTTTAAAGCCAAGGGAGCGCGTATAGCGGACGATAATAACCCAATTCAGCCGGGTGAATGGCGTGATATTGACGCCGGTGGGGCAGAATTGAGCAGTTCTTTGCTGCCAATGCCGTACAAAG